TAAAATTCCAAAATTTTTTCATAAACAAATAAAATATATTACCACCTCAACACCCATCACCTAAAGGACAAGAACCTTGCCAATACGGGTCACAACCAGTTGAACTTGAACATAGACCAGCAGGACAAACATAGTTCGTGGAACCTTGAGCGGTTGTATAACAACAGGATAATGAACCAGGTGAAAAACATGAATTATATGGACTGTAAACAGGTGTATATAGTCCGATTACAAGATTAGGCGCAGTCATGTTAGGTATCTGACATTGGAATGAATAATATGTACCACTAATTGGGTTTGGAATATCAAATACTCCATAACTACAATCTCCATAACCATTACCAACTGAAAGTCTTATATTACTACTTGGGGTGGCACCTGATTGTACATATCTAAACCCAACAACAACAAGATAACACCTTGTGAAATAGTCATTTACTGAGGTGGTTTTTTCAACTCCATTACCAGTATTTGTATTTGGTTTATTCTGACTAATCGGCTGAACACTACCAGGATTACTAGTACAAGGTTCACCACCACCAAAACTCCATGATTTCCAACCAAGCCATGTTTCCCATTCAGAAATATTCTGCCACAAAGCAGTTGACGTAGTACCACCAATCACTTCTTTTATGGTGAAATCATACCCACTTGTTGGTCCAAGACAAGGAAGTTGACCACTACAACTACAAGGACCAGTCGGAGTCGGCGTTGGAGTTGGTGTTTTAGTCTTAGTTGGAGTTGGTGTCTTGGTCTTCGTAGGTGTAGGTGTTGTTGTAGGTGTTCCAGTTGGAGTCCTTGTTGGGGTTGAAGTTGGAGTTTTAGTCGGGGTCACCGTTGGGGTTGCCGCTGGTGTTCTTGTCTGAGTAGGTGTTGGAGTTGGAGACACATTACAAGTATTACAAGCAGTTTGGTCAGTTTTACTAAGTACATATACATCAGCTGGTGCTAAAATTGGTCCTTCTACGACTATATAACAACCACTTCCTCCATCGAAATTAATATAAACTACGTCGTTATTAGGTGCTCCGGCATTTATAAAGTTAGCATATATTACATCACCACCACCTGGACATTCTTCCAAGATATAAACCAATTCCGCTTGAGTTTGTGTTGGAGTCTGTGTCTGAGTTGGAGTAGGAGTTGGTGAAGGACATGGGTATGTCAACACACAAATTTCACAGTTCTCAGGACCATAATTAGTTATGATATATTCTCCAGATTCTGGTGATATTGGTGTGACCTCACTCGTGATTGTCCAACACTTGATTCCTGTACCATCGGCATTCACAGAAATTGTGTCACCATTTTGAGGTGCTGTCGAAGATAAACTAACAAGAACCCCAGGATTATATCGTTCTCCAGTACAACAATTTGTCAATTCATTAATTGACCAATAAGTTGGTTCGGGTGTTTGAGTCGGAGTTTCTGTTGGAGTGACTGATGCTGTTAAACTTGGGGTAGGAGTGTATGTTTGTGTCGGGGTTGGAGTCTGTGTCGGTGTCGGAGTTGGGGTCTCAGAAGCCGTGTTACTTGGAGTATTTGTTGGTGTGCCGGTTTGAGTTGGCGTTTGTGTTGCAGTCTGAGAAGCCGTGTTACTTGGAGTATTTGTTGGTGTACCAGTCTGAGTCGGAGTTTGGGAAGCTGTATTACTTGGAGTATTTGTTGGTGTTTCAGTTGGAGTTGGTGTTTGTGTTGCAGTCTGAGAAGCTGTGTTACTTGGCGTGTTGGTTGGTGTACCAGTCTGAGTTGGCGTTTGAGATGGAGTTTGAGATGCCGTGTTGCTCGGAGTGTTTGTTGGTGTACCGGTCTGAGTAGGTGTTTGAGATGGAGTCTGAGACGCGGTATTACTTGGAGTATTGGTTGGCGTTTCAGTTTGCGTTGGTGTTTGTGTTGCAGTCTGAGACGCTGTATTACTTGGAGTATTTGTTGGTGTTTCAGTTTGAGTTGGTGTTTGTGTTGCAGTCTGAGACGCTGTATTACTTGGAGTATTTGTTGGTGTTTCAGTCTGTGTTGGAGTTTGAGATGCCGTGTTACTTGGAGTATTTGTTGGTGTTCCTGTTTGAGTCGGAGTTGGAGTTGCAGATTCTCCAGGAGTTGGGGTTGGGGTATCAGTCACAGTAGGACTCGGCGTGTTAGTCGGAGTTCCAGTGTTTGATGGAGTATTAGTTGGTGTTGTTGTTGAGGTCTGTGTCGGCGTATTTGTAGGTGTAATCGAAGCGGTCGGAGATGGTGTTTCTCCAGGTGTTGGACTTGGAGTTTCCGTAGGTGATGATGTTATCGAAGGAGTTGGTGTGAATGTGTTGGTTGGTGTTGTAGTCGGTGTACCACTATTTGTTGGAGACAAGGTAATTGTTGGGGTTACCGATGGTGTCGGAGTCTGAGATTCTCCGGGTGTTGGACTTGGAGTTTCTGTTTGTGTTGGTGTAACAGTATTACTTGCGGTAACAGTATTTGTAGGAGTATTAGTTGGGGTATTACTTGCTGTTGGAGATGATGTAATACTTACCGTAGGAGTACTAGTGACCGTCGATGTTGGTGTTTGGGATGGAGTTTGGGTCGGAGTATCCGTATTTGTTGGTGTAGGAGAATTAGATGCAGTATTTGTGGGAGTTTGAGTTGGAGTTTCACCTGGTGTTGCTGTTGGTGATTCAGTTATTGTTGGCGTTGGCGTATTTGATGGAGTAACGCTACTCGTAGGTGTTTGAGTTGACGTTTGAGTTGGAGTATTTGTATTTGTCGGTGTTGGTGAATTTGTTGCCGACAGAGTAATTGAAGGTGTAGGTGTGTTAGTTGGAGTTTGAGTTGGACTTACGGTTGGTGTAGGTGTTGGCGTTGCAGTCCCACTGGAGGTCTGTGTAGGTGTTTGAGTACTCGTTCTCGTTGGACTTGGTGAAGCAGTATTAGTAGGAGTAATACTCACCGTAGGAGTCACCGTAGGAGTTATCGTGGGTGTTGGTGTTGGTGTTGAATCTGGCGGCCAATCTTCTAACGATAAAATTTGAAAACTTTGAGGAGATGCGGTACTATAAGAATATATTCTATAATAAATTGTCCTTGTAGCACCTGCAGGAATTTGATAATTGTAAATTACCAAACCATCCGAACATCGAGTGTATGAGATAACCCTAACAACAGTAGATATGTTTTTGATTACAAGTTTTTTACAAAGACTCACCTTTTGAAAATTATATCTTATAAATACCCGTAAAATAAAAAAAGGGAGACTTTCGTCTCCCTTCTGTTGTTAATTAAGATAAATATTATCTCAATTCTCTCAAGTCGAATGTTCTAACACCGTCAACTGTTACTCTACCATAGAAACGGTTGTTAACCATCTTCTTAGCGTATCTAGTCATGATACCCTTGATAGGAGTGAAGTTGAATGGGTTATACATTGTTGGAGTCAATTGTAGAGGTACGTATGGAGCGTAAATGTAACCTGTATCCAACAAGCTAGTTCCTTTGTGTCCAATCAACACTTGGTTAGCTGGGAAGTAAGGGTCACGATACACTTGGTATCTACCTGACAAAGTACCGATTCTTTCGATACCCATGTTGTATTGGTCCTGCTCAGGAGCCGCGTTTGAAACGTGGAAGTACTCCAAGTCGTCAAAGATAGCTGAAACTTCAGAAGAAACAACAATCCAGTTAGCACCACCTCTCAAAGTTGATTTGTGGATTTGAGCTGACAATTGGTTGATTGCAGTAATCAAAGTTTGGTTCCAGTCTTTCTGAGTGTATGGAGTTGTACCGCTAGAAGCAAGTCTCTTCCATCCGTTGTAATCCCATCTTAGGTTCCAAGCTGCACCTTTTCTCAAGTCTCTCAAGATTTCTCTATCGATTTCAGCAGCCACTTGCTCAGACAATAAAGCTGTCAATTCAGCTTCAGCGTCGATGTTGTGGAATGCCGCAACGTCTTGTGCCAATTCAGGAGACCATTGTGCTCTAAGTTTTCTTTCTGTAACAGAAACAGTTACTGACTCAAGGTCGAAAGAAACTTCACCGATTTGGTCTTCGAATTCAAGTTCTTTGTAGATTCTGTAAACACCAACGAACGCTTGGTTCAATGCTGGTGTAGATTCGAATGTTGAACCTGTGTAACCATCAGGAGTTGTTTGACCACACTCAATACAAACAGGAACCTGAAGGTCTACCTCCAAGTAAATTCTACCGTTAGCGTCACATACGTTGTAGTACTGACCACCTGAACCAGTTGTTGGCCAAGTAGTTGAAGCTTGGTTACCGTATTCTACGATACCCTTACCGTATCTTTGAGTTACTACTCTGAATAAGTAAGGATTGCTGGTGTTAGCAGAAGTAGTCGCGTTTGAAGGAACACCGAAGATGTTCAATCCTGAAAGGAATTCTTCTGTATCCATAGTGTTACCATTAGGTCCGATAAGTTGACCAGCACCTGAGTTAGAGAAACCACTCAATACGATAATAACCTTTCTGTAATCGTTTATAGCGTATGCTGCAGGAACCATAAGACCATTGTTGTTCCAAGCTACAGTTGTAGTAGCAGCTGTAGTAGCTGACCACTTACCTTTAGAGTAGTCAAACAAACCTGGAGGATTCAAACCAGCTTCGTTACCTTCGTAGAACAAGTCATACAAATCCTTTGTGTATGTAGGATTGTAAGAACCTGTACCGTTAGTGTAACCAGCGTCAGGATTACCTGGGTAGTTACCTGGAGAACCTACAGGAGCGTAGTGGTCACCAGATTGACCGAAGTAACCTAGGTCGTTAGGAGTAGTACCACCAGAGTAACCTTGGATTTTAGGTACGAAGTAGAACAATTTACCGATTGGTAAGTTCATTGCTTGTACAGATACGATATCGTTTGCAAGAAGTTTAGAGAATACTCTTCTTACGATTGGGAAAACTACGGTCTCGAAAGAACCTGAGTCAGAAGTTGAAGAAGCTTCGTTAATCAAATATGAAGCTTGGTTTTCGTACAACTGAGCTACGTTCTCTTTCAAGTGACCACCTAGACCCTCAAGGAATCCTAATTTGTCCCACTTATTTACTGTGTCTTCTTTGATAACTTTCAAGTGCTTAAGACCGATGTTACCAACTAGACCACTTTCTAATAATGCGCCCATTTTAATATTGGTTTTTTTAATTTATTTATTTTTATCTGTTAATTTTTGACATGATATCCTTCATTCTTAAGAACTGTGGAT